TCAATATAACCGTTAATATAGCTACCTAGCACAATGTTCATCGCTGTATTGTTTCCCGTTTTTAAGTTGAAGTCTTTAATATTCCTTCCGTCATACACCACACCCGATACTGATTCTGCAATAACGCCTATACATTTTCCACTACTATCTAAAATAGTAGTTCCAATAGTGGAACTAGCATAAAACTCTGAAGCTACAGCCGCTCCTGTAGATTTATATGCTATCCCTGTGCTAGTGTTTATTGCGTTAAATCTCGATATAACGCCATCAGACCAGTTATCAATAGCTGCACCTGTGCCGTTTGATATTGTAGTAAATTCACTAAAAAACATATTAAAATTCCTGAAAGTAATAGTGTTATCGCCACCGTCACTTTCGAATACGCTTCCACCTAGTGATGATTTATTGAAAACATCCTGAAACCACGCCGCCCTTGAATTTTCACAATAAAAGTAACACTGAGATGATGTGAAATCAGTAGAGAATATCTCAATAGCGTGATGTGTTCCCGTTCCGTTTAATCTAATAACCTGTAAATTTGAAAAATGTGTTTTAGAATTTGAAACACTTAATTTAATGGCATCGTCCGTACCTGTATTGTCAAATAAAATTTTAAATCCGTTTCCGTTAACAGTTAAACTATCATAAGAGAAAGTTCCTGTTATATCAAGGAACGAACTCAGAGTGATATTACCACGTAGATTAACTATATTAGAACCTGTCTTACAAGTGTCTAACGCTGTTTGTAAATCATTGAAATATGTTGGTACACCTAAATCACCATCACGTATAACTTCAATAATATCTACTGAAACCCTAAATTCAATGTCAGTTGTTACACCTAAGTTATCTTTGTATCGTCCTGCTAAAGCACTACCATCCATATGGAAATTGATACTATTCTCTATTAAATCACTATCAACTATTGCAGTCTGTGGTGCGTGTTGTACTAATCCAGTTACTATATGAGTATCGTCCTGAGTTAATGTAAACCCTGCATTAATTGCAGTTGTCATCCCTATCGGAACTAAACCTGTTACATAACCTGAACCACCTGTTGATATACCATTAGCACCCGCATTTGTAGTTTTAACAGTACAGTTAATTAACTTAAGGTTTGATGGTGCGCTACTACATTCAATAGCGTGTCCTGCTGTTGTATCAAGTGTTGACTCAGCATAACAATTAGTTAAAGTAACACCATTACTACCAGAAAATAACCTAATACCTGTGGCAGCTGAACTCCAACCCTTACAATTGATACCCTTTGGTGAGTTTCTACCATCGAAATGCATACCAAACGTAGAAGTTGAGTAACCTTGTGAGTTACTAACAACACCACCACCCACATACAGACCAGCACCCGCTGTTGAATAACCATAACAGTTATCCGTAACAGCACCATTACCCATACGTATTGCGTCATTACCTTCAGAATAAACATTACAATTAGTTAAAGAACCGACACTGTAAACACCTTCGCCAACAGTATTTCTAATAGTTAAATTATTACCCTTACAAGACACGCCGTTAAGGAAAAAGGCGTGAGAAGGGTGAGAAGAATTAATAGTACCATTTGATACAACAGACCTACTACGGTATGATGAAACATAACCTGTACCCTCATAAATAAAATTAGTTAATGTACAGTCCGTATCAACAATTACTGATAGAGTACCACCAGCACTTTCACTTCTCCATACACCACCAGTAATTGTTGTGTTGTTGGACGTCCCTAGTAACGAGCGAGTATCATCTAAATCAGTAAATATAGTTGTACCATCAAAGCAAATAATACTTCTGTTAGTAGTAGAACTTCCACATTCTATTGTTCTACTAGCGACTCCATTAATTCTATTTATCTTACCGTTTAATATATTGATGTTTAAATCATTCCCTGTAATATATACAGCGTAGGTATTGTCTATATTGTCTAATGTATATGAATATCCATTCATTTGAATAGTCAAAGACTTACTAATGTTTAATGTTACGCTGCCTGTCTCAACTATATCACCAAATTGTTCAATAGTTCCACCTACACTAGCAGCTGTAATTGCTGAAGCATAATCTGAGTAATAAGTATAAACACCATTACTATCTGCTATTCCTAATACATTTGTAGCTGAACCAAATTCAATTGGATTTACAGCTCCTAGATTATTCTTGTATTGACCAGCAAGACTATTCCCATCCATATGGAAACTAATGCTATTATCTATAAGACAAGCATCAGCAGTAGGAGTAGATGAAGCGTGATGAACGAATTCTCCAGTAATTATAGTATCAGCATCTAAAGTAATATCTGCACAACCTAAGCTATTTACACCTCCAATATTTGTTTTAAGATTAGGGTTAATATTAATTGAACCAGACCTATCATTACGTATTGTTACATTACCACTACTATGCTCTATAACAAATTGACTAGCATTACTAGCAGATGTATTAAATGAGTTTAAGATTACTCCTGTATTTGGTACATTACTATTAATAGTACCATTAATTGTAAGTCCACTAAAATTATCTATCTCTGTTACTATAACATCTCCATTATTAAGTGTTGATGTTAATTCATTGCCTGTAAATGTAACACCAGTTAAAAAGAAGTTATCTGATGTAATACCCGATAAATACGAGCCATCACCATAATAGGTCGTAGCACTTAATACCCCACTAACAAGTACGTTATTATCAATAGTTAACGTATCGCCAGTACAAGTAACGATTTTATTCGTATTAATTTCAGTACATGCGCTGAAACTACCACTAGGGTCAGCCGCATTATTTAGTATTATTGTTTTATTTATATTAGTTTTACCTCTACTCATAATATGAATCCATTTAAATTAAATTGACCTGTTAATGCACTAGATTTATCAAAATCAATCAATAAATTTTGCCCTTCTTTAATGATAAATGGTATTGTAACAGGACTACCATCTACCGTTAATACTATATTTGTAATATTTTTAACTTCGGTAAGTTCATTGTATTTTATATCATATAGTGATTTAAAAGTGACTTGAGTAATTGCATTAGGGTTAGAAATAATAGTATATGTAATAGTTTGACCGTCACCAACTTTAACTTTAACCGTTGGGTCACACTTATCCTCTATAACCTCACTAATAACTAAAGCTCTATTTATCGATGGAGTCACTTCAAAACGACTAGCATCTAAAATATATCCCAATAACTTTATTTCAAATAATTGAACATAAAATCGTCTAGCATTTAAATCTGTTAATTCACTCTCGTCAGAAACACTTTCTAGATGTAGTGGCATGAAATGCTCATTAGGTCTAATATAGTGTTGTCTAGCGTTAAAAAGTTGTTGAACCTGATTATGTATTTTATTTAAATCGCGCATTCTATTACCAAAAAATCTAACCTCATATGTTACATCAACAGAAGTAGGCTGAGGAACCTTATAGATATCCATACCGTTTCTACCATGCTCATTAGTTGGTACTTTTATATACGTTTCGTTTTGTCTACCTGGAATATTCCAATAACCTCCTTGATTCTCACCAGACTGTATATCTGGATTTCGTACTATAGTAATAAACGGAATTTTAATATTATTAAATTTATCACTATGTTGCCAAGTTTTAGTAAATTCAGCCCATTTTTGGATTGTTAAGAAAATAACAGGTACTTTTTCACCATCTAACGTAATAGTTAAGTCGGAATTAACAAATTCAACAAACTCACGGTCCATGTCTTCTAGCATAACACCTTGTGGTAGATACGCATTTCCTCTTGCGACGTCATCATATAATTCGTCGCGCCTTAAATCACCAGTATTTAGTTTATTTAAGTTTAATGTTTTTTTAAATCCTTTTGGTCTTGCCATCTTTTATCATTTACATACCACGGAACTCATTTGCGTCCGTAGGGACACATATTACCGTTCTATAAGCACTTTTATAACCACCTATCATCTGACCATTATTATAGTTAGATTTCCCCTCATCCGTAACAGTAAAATATTTTATTGTTGTTTCGTCAATAACATACCCGAAATAATCCCCACGTAATACATCTAATGCTAATTCATCTAAATGTTGTTGGAATATATTTAATGTTAAATTCCCGCTTTCTTGGTAACTTAATGAACCATTAGGGTTATATGATTTATTTTCTGGCTCAGCTATATTAGCAATACACTCAATCTCGACAGGTGGATAGAATTTAATTTGGTCTTTACCAGCCTCACCATATAGACTATCGTTATTAGTTAATTGTCGGTTAACTCGATATAATATAGCCGTTTGATTAATATCGTGCATATACTCACGCCCAAAAGCCTGCTCCAATTGGAAATCCTCTTCAGAAAAGAATTTATTGTTCCGTACTATTGGTATTTGTCTAGACATAATCTTTTATAATAAATAGCGACTAAAACTTGAATTTCCCTATTTTTTACCTATTATATTAAATATAATTAGATGTAATGGCATTAGGTAATAGCGATATAAAAGAAATACAGATTTTTGCAATACTAGAACACTATGCTGGTAAGAATCCATATATATACGGTTTAAAGAAAAAATGGGATAAAAGTAAGAAGAAATTAAATTTCACCATAACCCAAATGGATTATATAATCGGTTACCACGATAAAGACCCAATCAAGTTAAATAGGGTTATGGAAATTGGCGAATATTATGGTGAAGAATTAAAGAAAAGTGAAAAACTTAGTTTTGTTCCAGTAAAAATATTAATTGAATTTATGTTAGCTGAAACCGATAAAGCCTTTCATATTTTTGGTAAGATTAAACAAAATCAAGTTGAATCTAGAATGTATTGGATACCTAAGAATCAATTAATTGATGACCCATATTTTGAAACTATTGATGTTGATTCAGATATCACTGAAATTATTAAATTAGATACCTTAAATCGAACACCATATGAGCACCAACGTGAAGGTGTTGAGTTCCAATTAAGTAGAGCCAATTCAATATTAGGTTTTCAAATGGGATTAGGTAAAACATATGTATCGATTGTTAGTGCATTAAAATGTGAAGCTAAAAAAGTGTTGATTGTTTGTCCTTCATCATTAAAGTATAATTGGAAACGAGAAATAGAATGTTTTACTGATGACGTTACTGTTATCGAAGGAAAACTTTGGGATACGGCTAGATTCACTATAATTAACTATGATATACTTAAAAATTTCCATTCATTAAAACCCAAAGATGTTAGTAAAGCTGATTTCGTATTTGAAAGTTTATTAGTTGATAGTAAATTTGATTTAGTTATCATGGATGAAGCACATTTCCTTAAAAATCCAGAATCTCAAAGAGGTAAAATAATGAATGAGGTGTGTAATACCTATGGTGTTGATAGAACTTGGTTATTGACTGGTACACCAATTGCTAATAGACCAATGGACTTTTTTAACTTATTAAAATTAACTAAATCACCAGTGGCTGACAATTGGGTTCATTACGCTAAGAGATATTGCGAGGGTAAGCAATTTTTTAAACGTTTAAAAAATGGTGCTAAAAAGCAGATATGGATAACAGATGGGGCATCCAATCTAGGTGAGCTATTCAAACGAACTAAAAATATAATGTTACGTCGATTAACTGAAGAGGTATTGGATATGCCAGATAAAGTTATTCTACCAGTATATCATGATATGAATCCTACTCAATTAGGAACGTATAATAATTTATGGGATAAATATTTACTTAAACGAAGAAAAGAAGGTAAGAAGGTTGATAACTTAGATAAAGATTTATTAGAACTTGGATTGCTTAGACAGCATATGGCCATGTCTAACGTTGAGAATACAATTAGAATGGCTGAAAGTGCAATTGAAGAGGGTCGTAAAGTAGTTGTATTTTGTAATTATACCGAAGAGTTAAATTTAATTGCTAATCATTTTAATAAAACATGTGTTAGACATAACGGTTCGATGTCAGCTAAAGCTAAACAAGATTCAGTTGATAAGTTCCAAAATAGTGATAAAATAAAGATATTTGTTGGTAATATAATTTCAGCTGGTGCTGGTATTACCTTAACACAAGGTACTGTATGTATATTTAATTCGTTAGATTGGGTTCCTGGTAATGTTATGCAAGCAATTTATCGTTGTTATCGAATAGGCCAAGATAAAAAGGTCTTTATATATTTTAATATATTTAAGGATTCTGTTGATGAGCGAGTTTGGGGTACATTATTTAAAAAGACCGATATAATCTCACAAGCAATTGGTGATAATGTAGATGGTAATATATTTAACGGTGAGTTAAGTGATGATGAGAAGAATATTATTAATGGGATAATCGGTAATGTGGATTAATGATTGGATACCGACACTTGAAAAGTGGAAACGAGGGTATGAGTTACGGGTTGGTGACATCATTTTTGATGGGAAAGGAAATCCAGCACCAATAAATGAATTAGTAAGTGGTGAAGAGATAATAAAACGAATTAATATTAGTGATAAAACATATATTGACTGTCACGATAATGAATTAATTAAAATTGGTCGTAGATTTTCCTATCTACGTTATAGAGATAAGTATTCACATATTGATTTAGCTGATTACGATAACTTCACTATTAATGATGTTGGTGGCTACCCTAAATTCTTTATCCCAAATGGAGTTATATCAATATACCCCAATCAATTTTTAGATATTGAACCATATATTATGGGTTGTTTAATTGGTCACGCACAAAAAAGGTGGAAAGATAATGATTTATTATTAACTATTGACATTGATGGGTCTATACCCGAAAATTATAGGACAGCACCATTACGAGATAGAAAAGACTTATTAGCTGGTATGTTAGATACAAACGGAATCTTTAACTTAGATAGACATACTAATAGTTTCGGAACCGACAATCCAATATTGGCGATACACATACATGAATTAATATGTTCATTAGGGGGGACATGTGTTAGGTCAGAAGAACGAGGTGCTGGTAAAAAATATTTTCTATATTTCTGTTTAACATTTAATCCATTTAAACAAAAATTACGTGAATACGATAAATGGTATTATGATAAACAAAAAGATTATAAATCATTAGATAGTATTGTCGAGTTAGAAAAATTAGAAACAATAATACCAATCGTTAGAGGTGGAGAGTATTTACAGGGAAGATGGTATATTAGTAAAAAATATGAAAAAAATTAGAGTTTATACGATAAAAGGTTGCGCATATTGTCATGATTTAATATCATCACTAATTGCGCTTAATCTCCCATATCATGAGGTAGATGTTAATTTACCCCAACACGAAGATGAGTTTAGTACGTTAATGGGAATCACTGGGTCTGACGAAATTCCAATAGTTGTTATTGAAAAACGTATTTTAGCGCCAAATATTTCATTTCATACAATAGAAGAACTAATACATCTCATCACCGATTTATACATTTACTAAGTATTTATAATAAAAAGATAATTATGTCTATAGTAAACGAACAAGACCGTCTATTTAAGCAAGTGAGACATTCGTTAGGGGCTCCACTTAGAAAAGTGGAATTAACTAATGAAATGCTATGCACTTATTTAGAAATAAGTATTGAGAATATATCACATTTCCTTCAGAGTTGGTTAATTGAAAACCAATGGGGTTCATTAGCGGGTCAAGATATTAGTAAAACGGATATAGCCTTTGCATTAACGACAAGAAGTAATGATTATCAAGACCAGTTCACCTACGCTTATTCAAAACAGGTTGGGTTACAAAGTCGAGGTCCATGGGAATTAAAAAAAGATTACTTTAAGTTAGAAG